CTACCGCGTTGCGTGAGCCTTTGCACGATCGTTTTTGGTTTCGTCGCCGGTGGTGTGATCGTCGTCCGTGTGCTTGCCGCTGCGAGTATCGACGGACTCGGTGCCGGCGGCAGCATCGTTGATGCCGCTGCGATCATGGCCGATCTTGTCGACCACGTTCAGGTCCGTGGTGATCTGGTGAACGACGTGCATCCACGCCGCTTTCTTTGTCTCTGGAAGATTCTGCCACGGCACGAACCGCTGCCCGTTTATGTCGACGCCGCCCTGATTCGAGCAATAAGCGCCGTAAGCCTTCTCAGCAACCAGCTCTGGTGTATACATTTGCGTGTTCCTCCTAAAGAGTTGAGTCAACGACGCAACGAGTGTGCGATTTGAGTTTTGCATCGGCAATAAGGAATACGCTGTAGCCAAATCTTGCTTGTTCGAAACCGTAAGGTGAGGCCAGCAGCGCACCGCACGATGGTTGTCTCACGGCGTGACGTACGGCGATGTTCAAGATGGGACACTTTGTCATTGGAACCATCGCTCGGCTTTGCGCGAAGGATTCACGTAGACCGCCTCAAGATCAGGTGCCGCCGGCTTCCAAACAGGTTCGACAACAGGCGGTTCAGGAGCTTTCGACGGGTGAATTCCGCAGCGAAGAAAGAAAGCCGCGCCCACCGCATTTTTCGGATCGACTTGGTTAGGCATTGCTCACTTTCCATTGGAGAGAGATTCGGCCAGGTAACAGCGCCAGCCGTTACGCGAAACCTTTCTGTTCCTGACCGTTGCGGCCTTCCCCTTCCGCCGCACGCAGCCGAACCTCTCTCGAATTCTAGAAGCGGTGCAGGCCGCCGAAGAACTAAACGCAGAGAATAATCACCAGCACGATCGTGAAGATGCTGACTCCGCCGGTAGGGCCCCAGGTGCGATTTCCGTAGTATCCGCCGCCGCCGCCGAACAGCAGTAGCAGCACGAGAAGTAGCAGGATCATTGGATTCTCCTTAGAAAAACGAACTCGCACACCACGCGAGCAGACCGGCCGAGACGATCTTGATGCGATACGGCTCAACCGGCGCGGGCCACGCGAACGCGCCGATGAAAAAGAATACGCACGCGAGCGCCAGTAGGAAAATGTGAAACGGTGTCATGCCTGCTGTCTTCATGTTTCTCCTCTCGAATGGGCCGTAGTCTGGCGGTGGATCGTAGACCATCGTCTAGACGCGCTCAGGCCAGTGCCACGTGCCGAAAGCGCCGTGCTCGTCGTACTCAACATCGTGCGCCTGGTGGATGTTTTCGCGGGGGTGATCGTTCTTGCTGTCGGTGAAGATTTGCAGCGTTGGCCGTGACGAGCCTTCCGCTGTGACGTTCACCACGATTGCTGGCCGATGATTGCCGCTCGGCATCACGAAATGAACAATGCGGCCGATGCTTGGGAGTTGCGCTGCTGCGGGCTCGTGTGCTGCTTCACTGCGCGATTCTTTTGTCGTCATGGATTCTCCTGTTTTTATTTTTCTGGCTACTTAGGGACGGCCCGCGCTAGCAGCGGAAAACTCCGTCCCCTTTCGCCCGTCGTCGTTTTTTGAAAGGATTCTCAATAGTCCTCGCGAAGCGAGTAGGGCCTTGCCTCGCATGGCGCACCGCTAACACTCGGCAGCATCTTGCGAACCGTTGCTTCGTCAATCGGCGTCACTCCGTAAATCGAAGTGCGTCCAAGGTAGCGAGTGTGGCCTCGGCGTTCGACTTTCCCATCTTTCAATAAGTCGGGAACGTCCATGCGAATCATCCCAGGGAATTCCGGTGGATCAACGGTCATCCAGCCAACAACTCGTTGGTGACCAAACAGTTCGACAAGTGCCCAGGATTTCAGTGCTGAGTCAGTCTCTTCCTTGGGAGATTCCAGCAGCGCGAGTTGTCCGCTCTTCTTCATTCGTCGTCTCCTATTTTATTAGATATCCGTTGCTTCCATGGAACGTTCCCGAATGGATACGTAAAGACGCGAGGTTCATTTCCGGACTTTGTCAGTTGCACTGGCATCAGCGGAGAATGTTTACCGAACATATCTGCTGCGTCTGAACAGTGTTCGCCCACAAGGTACGGCTTTGGACCTGAATCAACGATGCCACCGGATGGCCAATCAGGCTCGGTCCACATGGCGGCAATCGCGGCGAAAGTGCCAGCCAATGTCTGGAAGAAATGTCGCCGCTTCATTCGTCCTCTCCAATCTTTACTGCCACTAAAACGCATCTGCAGTTCGGGTGAGCCGGCGGCATAATATCACCGCTTGGAAAACTGTCGCCGAGGTCCACTTCCACGTTTTTGTTTCCTTCGCATTCATCGCACGGCTCGAGCGCGCTCACCGTCCACTTCACCGTGTGCACCAGGCCACTCTTCTCCCAAACCTGGAAATTGCCGCCGCCTTGCGCATGGGCGACCTCAGTCTGCGCAATTGTTGTTGCACGCGCATCTGAAAAGATGCTGGCGCCGTCTTCCTGCAGCGCGAGCTTGATCTTATCGGCCACACGCGAAATGCTGGTTTCGCCTTCGAAGGCCTCGGTCACGATCCGCCGGATCTTGTCGCGCGTGGTGTCGCTGATCGCCCATTCAGCTTTCGGGTTGGGAACGAGATAGCCTTCGCTGTCGTACTTCATGCCGACCAGCTCTGCGGCGCGTTCTTCGGCAAACTTCGCCGCGATGTTGTTCGCCGCAGCGATCAGGCCGGTGCTGTGCAGCTCGAGCTGCAGGATCGCGGTGTTGATCCCGGACAGCATGGAATGCTCAAGCGCTGGTCGCACTTCTGCGGGAACGTGGCGCCACTCTTCGAAAACATCTTCGTTGATCTCTTCGGCAAACGCGGCGCGGTCGTAGTCGCTGCTGTCGTCTTCCTCGGCTTTGAACACACGCGCTTTCGTGAGCCGGCCAACTGCAGCGATCGCGCGATGCTGCTGGCGGCGAAAGACTTTCATCAGGCTGGTGTGGATCGTTGCGATCGCGTGCATAGACGCTCGCGTTTCACGGTGCGGATCAAGCTCAGTCGCGATCATTGGACGCGACGACGTGTGCGATGGCTTTCCAGGTGTCGGGTAGCTTGAGGTACTCGATGCGCGATTCGGCCAACGCGCGCGATTCGTACTGCTTCGCTTTGGTCGCCCGGTAGGTGATGCCGCCTTCGGCCGCGATGTAGACAGCCGGGAGGTCGGCGGTGAATTCGATGAGCCACGTTGTTTTCATCGCTCAATACGCGTACGCCTTTGAAGGCTTCGACGGTTTCTTGCTGCCAGGCTGCGGCTTCTTTCCCGGCTGATTGTCGGGCTCAGGATCGTTCTCGTGCATCGCTGCGGACATCGTTGAAGCGCGATCAGCAGCGGAGGCGGCGTCAAGTGGCATCCATCCAGTCGGCGTTGGAATGCCGAGTTCGTTGGCTTCTTTCTCTGGACGTGGATCGAGCCCGCGATCGGCGCGGATCTCATTGATCGTTTTGACTGCTTTGACATCGATCGTGTCGGTTTGCGCTTGTTTCAGCGGATCGTTCTCGACATCGTCGTCGATCGTGACTTCGTAGCCCGGCAAGGACATCACGCGCTGAAACAGCCAGTTGTACACGCGATGCGTGAGCCAATCGATCCACGGCATCGTGCCTTCTTCTTCGGCCGCTTCTTGATTCGCCCCGGCAGATGCACGGTTGAGCGTTTTTAGTAATCGCTGCGGTGAAGTGCCGTACAGGAAGCACACTTTGCGCAGGTGCCGGTCGTCGTCGTCGCTCGTCAGCGCTTTTTCTTTCGGGAAAAGTATCTGATCTTTGCCTTCCGCACTGAATCCCTGAATCAGCCGCATGCCGCGACGCTTGGCGAGTTGGCCCATGAGCGACGAATCGAGGTTGTCTTGCGCTTCTTTGATCTTGTCTGCATTGATGCCGACGGGAACGATTTGAATCGCGTCGGGAATCTCGCCAGCGGTGTAAAACTGCAAGGTGTAGTTCAGTTTTTCGATTCCAATCTTAAGTTCAGTTGCGCCTTGCTCTGTGGGACTGACCCCGTACAAGCCATTCCGTTTGCGGTTACGCATCGCGTAGATGAGCTGATCGGTCCTAAGATCGACCATGGGAATTCCGTACCACAGTTGCGCGTAGGCTGGATCCGGAGGCTGCGGCGTGAAGCCTTGCTCGTCGATGTAGCGCGTGATCATTGCGCCGTCGATCGCGCGAATCTCTTTCACTTGACCCTTCGGCGTTTTGAGCACCAGGACCGAAGCCCAATCCCCGACCAGCATGTCCACAAGCACATCGCGAACGAAATCCTGGCGTGCTTGTTCCGGATTGGGGTGATCGATGAGTTCCTGCAACATCGGCAGGGTCTTGTCCTTCGCCGTACGCTTTTTGTGCTCGGCACCGCTTTCGTCGCTGCCACGCTTGAGTCGCGCGGTGATCGGCATTCGGCAAATCATGTCGCATACGTTCTGAATGCACATCTGCGCGAGGTCGTATTTCGCAAGATTCCGCAAATCCTCTGCGGAATAGACCTGGTCCGCTCGCGGTGTGTAAACGAGGTTTTGGCCTGGCTGGTATTGCAGGTTGCGCGGTTCAGTTCCCTTTGGAGCTATAGGCGCGACAGGCTGGAGCGGGCCGAACCAATCGCTCGTTTCTACGCCGCGGATGGTGTTGCGAGGTGGCTGGAAGAGTGAACCGAGGAAGCTGGACAGGGGACGAACGGTGGCGTTAGGGGATCCGCGAGGCATGCGGCGATTTATACGCGAGAAGATTTGCAGCCGCTATGAAGTCGTTGCTCTCGGTTGTCTTTGTTCGAACAAGATGGCATCGCCAATCGTTGCGCCTTCTGGAAGCCCTATGGCCATGCGCCGCGATTCCTCCAATGGAAGATTCACGATCAACACTCCGCAGCCAGGACAACTAGAATCTCTGCGAAGCTCACGGGCGCATTTATAACAGAATTTCATCGATCACCCCTTGTCCATTAGTAACTCAGCAGGTACCCACAGCTCAGGCTTGACGATGGTCGGTTCGTGCCAGGTTGCTCCGCAAATCTGGCAAACGTGCTGAATCATCGCAGTCGTATTCGGCTTTTCTTTTCGTTCAACGAGGTCGCACTTCAACTTGCCGTTGCGGTGTCCGCATCCAGGGCATTTAGAGTTGGGATCGATCTCCGCATCGCGAATGCGGCGCTGCTTGAGCCATTCCTGCAGCCAAGTGATCATTGAGTGACCCCGCACAGTGGGCAGTATTTAGGAGTTTCACCGTTGGGCCAATAAAAAGTGCCCTCGCACGAATTACACTTCAGCTCATCCACGTTCCAGACTTCCACTCCATCGCTTTGAACCGTGAAACCGGTTCGTGGTGTGACTGTCGGCGCTGTTGCCGTGACTGTCGGCGCTGTTGCCGTAACATCCCGTCGGGTTGGATTTGATAAGTAAGCCTCAGCCATGAGGCGAATGAGTTCGGGATTGTCCCAGAGCTCATCGAGACGGTGCGCCTCCGAAAGGGTTGGATATTTCTTTTCGAACAAAGTGAGCAGCTCGCGTACTTCTTCGGCGCGATACCTCATTCGCGCGCCCTCAGCAACCGCCGCGGCTCTATCTCGGAGTGAAACGTGCCGCTGTCAATCTCCGCAGTCAGGAGTATCGGAACTGAAAGATGCTTTCGGGCAGCATAGTTTGACGCAAGGATTTGAGCGCGGCCGGTGAAGTATCGAATCGGTTCTGTGACCAAGAAAGCGCGACGCTCTTGCTCGTTTTCGAACTCTAGGATGATTCTCATTGGAGCGGTTTATAAGGCGTCGGTGCGCCTTTGTCGAGTTTCCCGAAGTGGTATTCGCAACACCAAGTCAGCATTTCGCACTGTTCCTTTTCGACGAAGGTATGCACCTCGCGCGTCACTTTGTTTTTGCATTTCTGCCCGAGAGTGTATCCGGCGCATTGAGTTTCGGAGCCTAATTCAATCACTTTCACCGCGGCGGTCGCTTCGGCGGTTTGGGTTTCGGCGCGTCTTTGGGCGGCGGTGGTGGAAGGAAGTTCATTTCGTCACTTCTTCCGGGGTCACCGAATCACCAAATCGCAGCCTTCTGGAATCGCTCGGCGTAGAGCTTCCATCGCCGACTCACCCTGATTGACAACGAATCCCTTGAGCTTTCCGCGGGTTTCTCCCGTCTTTGTCTCGACGAAGAACGCATTCTCCATTCCAATGGATTCAAGCGGTTCGCCCTGAACTTCCATCGAACTGCCGTCCGGCGAAACGCGAAGTATTTTTAAACTCACTTCATCAAACCTCGTCCCGGCGTACCGGGTTTCTCTCCAAGCGCCGTCTGCACTTTACCCCACTGGTGTGCGCACTGCGAGCAACGTTTTTGCCCGGCAACCCGCACGATTGCGGTCGACTCGCACTTCGGGCATTTCTCGGTCTGATCGTTCGTTCCCGGCTTCTGCAGCTTCGATGTCGTAACTTTCTTCATGTCGTCGAGTTTCGCCTGCTCGCTCTTTCCGTACTCTACTACGCCTAAGACCGTTGGCGCGCCTGCAGCGTGTTCCGCCAAACAGTACGCCCACCAGTGATCGGCGTGGCCGTACTTGATATCGTGCTCCGCATCAAACCGCGCCTGGCCGGTTGCGGTCACGGTTTTCTTCACCGAGCGAAACGAGTTGCGAATCATGTCGGTGTCGGGGATGCGCGCTTTGCGGCCTTCCATGCGGCGTTTCGCGTGTACCGCCATGATCTCTTTGTTCGCCAGCGTGAATGTGATCCCTTCTACCTGGCCGGCGAACTTTTCTGCTAGGCCTTCGTAAATCGACAAACCCATGCCGCTTTGGTCAACGCACATTCGTCGGCATTGCCGCATGAACGCTGCAGCTTCGCGTGACTGGTTTGGTGTCGGCTCGTTGGTGAATTCTACGACGCCGCGCGTGATGGTGACGTCGCCAACCTGTTCGAGAAACCAAACGACTGAAAAGTCTTTGTGTCGCGCGATGTCCCAACCGGCAAAGAGATTGCGCATCTCCGGATGTGGCCGGCCGGTGATCGCTTCTTCGCTTGCATTTGCCTCGAAGAGTTCCGGAGAAATCCATTGACTGGCTGTACTCAGAAATTGGCAGAGATACTCCTGGAGGTACATGTCCTCGTCCATGCAGTCCAGCCGAATCTCTGCGGCTTCGAGAACTTTTCCGTTGATGTCGAGACAGCCTTGGTCGATTGCTTCGAGCAACGTCGTCGAATGCGCGCTCCAACGATCCGATGTTCTTCTGCCGTCCACCAAACCAGCTTCTTTAGCAAGCTCGTAGTACGCGCCTTGCTGACCGTTCGGAGTCGAGATGACGCTCAAGGAAAATCCGCGCGTAATGGATGGTGCGATGGCCTCGTAGATCTTGCGCGCGTCTTTATGGAAGCCAAACTCATCGAGAGTCACATCGCCTTCGTATGATCTGGCGGTATCAGGATTAGCTGGTAGCGCGATGATGCGTGATCCGTTTCCGAACAAGACTTCCTGTTTGTGGATGGAGCTGGCGGGCAAATCGGCTTCGATGAATTCTGCAACCGCACCTACAGCCCGAACGTGCGGAGCGACCGACTCAGCAATGAACTGCTTTGCCTGACGCTCACCACGCGACAACACGATCGATGTCATGCCCGGACGTTCAAGGCACGCAAGGACTTTCGCGAAGCCTTCTGCGAACGAGTAGCCGATACGTCTACTTTTTTTCGAGATCTTCCGGCGGGACTTGTCTGACACCCACTCCACTTGGTACGGATACAGCGGCAGCGGGCCTTTCGGTATTGAGACCGTAGATCGTCCGGAGCGCGCCGAGGAGATCGCCAATGGAGAGCTTGGCTTCGACGGTGGCTTTGATTTCTTCGCCTTGCGCGCCGGTGAGCTCGACCTTGTTTGCGACTTTACCTTCGACACGATCGGCGATTTCCTTGAACGCTTTTACGTTGCCAGATTTGCATTCTTTGACGAGAGCCTTCGCGAGTTTATCGGCATCCTGGGGATTCTGCACGATACGCTGCAGCGCTTCAGTCAGTGGCGTTTTGCGTGGCCTTCCTCCGGGATTTCCCGACTCGCCCGGCTTCCACGGTTTCAGGTTTTCGATCCGACCTTTCCGTCGCCGCTTCGCCACTGTTTTTCCACTGTTCTGAGTGGATCGGTGCTTCCGCCTTTTTTTCATCGGGAACCGTAATCACATTTCTCTGCTGTCGCCGATCTCTCACAATCCGTGAGATGGTGCTGATCGACATGCCAAAACGTTTCGATAATTCGGTGAGTGAAGCGCCTTCGTCGTAGCGAAGCCAAACCTGTTCGCGCTCGGAAGCGTTGAGCTTTTTGAGGCGCTCTGCCCACACTAGGCGTTCCTCTTACCCAGGCTGCGTTTTGCGAGGCCGACGCGAATCCATTCGTGGCTGACGTGAAAACGTTTGGCGAGTTCGCTGATGGTCATTCCTTCGCCGTAGAGCCGAATGATCTTGATCCAGATGTCGTCATTGAATCGGCTCAGTCGGGCGTTACCCATGCAACGTAGCCTCCGGTTTCAAAGTGGGCAATGGAACTGTGCTTAGTCAGTAGATGATGATTCGCACAAACCCAACGTGCTGGCTCTCGAAGTTGTAAAGCCTCCACCACGTAGAGACCGCTTTGATGTCTTCGAGCTTTTCCAACTGCTGCCGCGCTTCGTCGAGAATTACGCCGAGTTCATTCGGAACGGTTACGCCGTCGGGCAGTTTGTCCAAATCAATTTCGATCACAAGCTGTTTCATCCGATTTCTCCTTTCACAACTTCACCGACCAACACGCGTTTGCGATGCGCGCGGCATTTGAACGTGTCCGCCTCGATCGACGCGTGCTTCTTACACAGCGGCGCGCCACAGTCTTTGCAGCCGGCTGAGGCTTTGCTCGAGCAGTAAATGCATTTCGGCATCGGCAGCTTTGGGTAGAGCGATGGAAGCGCGCGGAAGTAAGAGCCGAAGTTCACAGCTCTTTTTCCAGAATGAGCTTGCCCTTCGCCGAGATACCAGCGTTTCGCCAACCCGCAGCGATGAAGCAGAATCCTGGTACGGCTACAGATCGCCGCTTGATCAGGCGAATCTTGCGCGTGTCGATGAATGTGAAGGCACGACCGGATCCCCACTTAGCGACGGCAAAGCGTTCTGCTTCGAGGATTATGTCGCTCGCACGACGCCGGCTTTCATTGCGGAATATTGCGCAGTTGAAACCTACCTGGTCGTCCATTCGATACGCGGGGTTGACCCACATCCAAACAAAGAGCACCGTGCCTTCGGCATTACGGAGCACGAGTTTTCTTCCCGAATTACAGAATTGGCGAGCTCCAACCTTGCGCCGCGAATAGTGGCGATCCGCGAGCACGGACATTTCGGCGTCCATGTGATTCGTCTGCATCAAGCCGCGTGAGAAGGGCAACATCACGTCGGCAGCACCTTTCCGCAGCGCAAGCACACGCGCTCTTCTCGTTGGCTCGGCCATCCGCGCACCGGTCGAACGACTTGTTCGCTGTGATTCGTGCTCACCAAACACAGCCATTCTCGAAACGCTTGCCACACTAATCGCGGCTCAATGGCCATGAATTGCCTTTCCGCTTTGCGCGCCATTTCGTGTAGCCGATCGAAGTTTCATCGCTGATCAGAACCCATCGCACCGACGCCAGCGCGACGTAGATGCCGGCAAAGAAGCCGAGAAACCCGCCAGCGAAAAAGAGTTCGAAGTTAGAGGTCAATTCAGCGTGCCTCGCTCCAAAACTTCATTTTTGAGTCGGGCGTTTAGCTGCCTAAGTTTCGAAAGTAATTCCGCATCACTCATCGCGGGCGGCTCGTCCTGCTTGTCGATCAGTGTGGTGAACAACGCGTAGAAAACTTTCAGGACTTCCAACTTCCGCCTGTCCACCATGACCTGATCGTTCACACGACCTCCGCAAACAACGGCAACTCTTTCGCGATGTCTGGCTTGTACGCGGCGTTTTCTACGATCTCGACTTGGATCTCTGCGCGAGCTGGGATTCCATAACGCTTAGCAACTACGATGTCGGTGATCTGCGCGTCGTCCTCATAAATTATTCCGCTTAAAGAATCTTCCACGGCACGCAAAGTTTTCGAGGCATCAGGCTTCACTGATGGAAGTAACCGGGCTCTTGAAACCGACACAGGCTTTTCGAAGTAGAAACAGACACACAGCCGCACGGCATTCGGCCTGGCGATAATCTCGCCACCATTTTCAGCAAGAGCGGCTTTCGCGCAATCCGATAACTGCTGGCGCCACGGCCGAAGATTCTTGTTGCTGTCCATCGTTGCGATCACAGGCTGTCCTCGCTTATTCCGGACAAACGAACCGTCTTTGTAGCGCGGAAGCCACGGAGTCTTAGAGCCTTCGCTTTGCGATCGGCCATAGACAGTGAAGTGAATTGGCTTCATGCGGTGACTTCCGATTCGACTGGCAGATAGCCGCGCTTCTTGAGTTCGAGTTTTTGCAGCGCGAGCGCGTCTGGCCGATTCAAAACTTGCTCGCAAAGTTCGAGTAGTTCCGGCATCGACAGCCGATCTGGATCGCGGCCTCGGTTAGCCGAAAGTTTGCGTGCTTCGAGCCGAATCCTTTGCGCCTCAGCGGAGCAGTGAATCAATTCGCTGTTTGCGAGTTGGCCGATGGTCGTCTCGAAACGAAGTTTGAAGTAGTCTTTGCCGAACAGCTTCGGCGCGATGAGCATCCCGATCTCCTGAATTTGTTCAACCATTCGCAGCTCCCTTCGCTAACCGCTCCCACATCTCGACCTCCTCGGCCGGCACAACTCGCGCCCGGAATCCCTGTTGCTGTAGAAACTCCACGACGCGCGCAGCCTGAGCGCCGGCGAACGAATTGAAGTTTGGAAGGCGGTGATGCCGACCCATCTGAACGCCTATAGTTTCGAAGCTCCACCGCATAAACTTCTCGGTCGAATCCCCCGCGCCAGCGGGGGGTAGGGGGGTCTTAGTATTTAGATTTGAAGATGAAGATGAAGATGAAGATGAAGAAAGGCCGGACAAGTGGGTGGACAGACTTCTTTTCTTTTCAATGCGTTGCCTACGCTTTTGTGACCTCCACTCACATCTTACCGCCTCGTCTGTCACCAATCTTGCAGAGTAAAATGCAGCCACTTTTCGCGGACATTCCCGCGTTTGTCTTTTGGACATTTTGACCTGTTTTAGAACGCCGTTGTGGACGAGCTCTTTGAGGTAAACCATGTTCTCTTGCCAGTCACCGCGGAGGGCGATCGCGATCTGTTCTAGAGTCCACGGTTTTCCGTTGGTCATGAGGTAGCCACGCTCAGGTGATTCGAACATGAGACAGAGAACGTCCATCCAGACACCACGAGCGCCGGCGGAACAGATCGAGAGCGCTGGATCCTTCATCCAGTCGCCCGGGTAAAATTGGAATGCGGGTAGTTTATTCACCAAAAATTATCAGCACCTCCCCAGGCCTCGACGACCCAGAGTTTTTCACTGCCTCAACATGCGCCCTGGCGGCGCGACGATCTGCGGCTGCTTTTGCCCGACCAGCTCGACGTTGAACAACTTTCGGCAATCGCGATTCGGGCAGATGAACATCTTTCCGATGAACAGACCGAAGGTGACGTCGATCATGTCCGGCACGCACGGATCGAGGCCACAAAAGCCACACACCGGCATCGGCGGTCCGGTCGGCTTCGATTGTTCGTGTGGTACGGCTACGACTTCGCCTGGTTCGTTTTCCATAGAGCCTTTTCCTTAAAATCTTTACCGCAGTGTTCGCAGGTATCGACCCCCTTTCGCAATTGTTGAGCAACGTGCTTTTTTCTGACTTTCACGATTTGCCTTTTAACAGCGCGGAGCTCCGAAAGTAGAAACTCCAACACTTCTTCGTACTTCCGTTTCTTCAGGAATTCGACCGCTTGAGACTTGCTGACGGCTATACGGACGGTTTTCACGGCTCGATCTCCACATCGTTCCCGGTGTGCTTTTTGTAGGAATTGCGCAAGTGCGCGACGTGGCGAAAGCATCGTTGCTGCTCAAGCGCCCACATCCACATAGCCCGATAGCCGGGATGGGGCCGCGACTTCCATTCCGGCAGCGGTCCGGTTTTCATGTAGCCAGGCCACGGATATTCGCCGCGTTCGATATCGTCGACCATGATCCAGAAGATCGGAGCTTCACGCAGAGTGCCGTGACAGAACGGACAACCGGGCGGGCGAGTACCGTTAGCTTCGCCGACCCAGGTGCAGTTGGTGCCTTGAAGGATGGTCATGATTCGACCACCGGCTTGTACTGTTTTGCGGGGTCGAATCCAAACGTCCACGCGACTGCATCATCGGCACGCTGGATTGACGGCGGCACACGCAAAAAATAAATCCGCCCTGTCGACGGATCTGTTACGCGCACCGATCGCAACACCCTGTCCGGATCGTCTGGCAAATCGATCGAGAACAATTCCCCCATTTCGTGCTGGTGAATACACTTCGCGCCAGCTTCGCTGATAAACCGTTCCATGCCGATCCGCTCAACCATCACGCGGCGCACTTCGGCGTTAGGCTCGCCGAGAGCTTGCTTCGCTGTGAGCTGCCACGGCTTCAGAATGATTTGTTCCGTGACTTCGACGCCGTGCCAGTGCCACAAGCCCCAACCATCACGGAAACGAATCGACATACTGCGGTCCGAGTGCAAGCGCCCTTGCTCATCACGCTTGATGAATTCTGGTCGGTTACAAACCATCACGAAGTCTTTGTGTGGCCACCACCAGCCGGCGGACGTCTGAGCGTCGGCGTATGCCTTCTCGCGATCCCAAATGTCAGAGTCGAATTCGAGGTTGCACACTTCGCGCAGGAAGGCAGTGAAGCCTTGCCACGAAACCCAAAACTGTCCACCGATGTAATGGTAGTAATTCGAGCCGACCGCCGAGTAGACCGCCGAGTCGACCGCCGAGTCGACCGCCGAGCCGACCGCCGAGTCGACCGCCGAGTAGACCGCCGAGTAGACCGCCGAGCCGACCGCCGAGTAGACCGCCGAGCCGACCGCCGAGCGGACCGCCGAGTAGACCGCCGAGCGGACCGCCGAGTAGACCGCCTTCTTTTTATTTCCCGGCGATCGCAGATCGGCGATGACGAATGCTGCGATCGATGCAGCGAACGCCAAAACGATCGGCGATTCGACACGTACGAAGGCCTTCGGTGGTTCGAGTCCCGCGAATCGGTAGCACTCACGTACGCCATTTTCGAACGTTTCCCAATCCGCCTCGTCGGTACACAGCCCGATCTTCGTGTACCGAATGACGTATTGGTTGAAACGTGCCTTCTGATCGGCGGTCAGCTTGGTGATCTTTTTCGGCATTGTTTTCCTCAGTCCGCGACGTTACGGATTTCTTCGGGCGAATACTCGCGTTGGCGTACGACTTCGTAGTTGCCTGGCGGCAAGGTGAGCGTGCGGTGTTCCTCGTGAATGATCGAAACGCCACCGTCGGCAGTAACGTTCACAAAGAGACCGCTCTCGATTTCCAGCACTTCTGCGCAATCGAGCTCACCGAGCCGATGTATATGGCCGGTAGCTTCGCCTTCGAGGATGTGGCCGGTCTTGCGAACCGTCCCTCCCGTCGGAATGATTTTCACTTCCTTGAACAGCACATCGCCCTGCCTGAACATTTGCATTTTCGATTCTCCTTTTTAGTTGTTGCTACAAACTCGCCTTATAGCTCTTCGCCTTCTTTCTCTTTCTTCACTCTGACCTTGACCGTCTCTTCTTCGGCAACGACTTCGATCTCGACCCCGTTGTGAGCGTAGGTTTGTTTTTTGTATTTCTTCATCAACGCGAGAACCTTCTGCTTCAGGCCAGTTTCTTGCGGCGTCAGAGCCATACGCTGATCGCGAATGCCGGCGTATTCGAATGCTGCGTCGTGCAGCTCTTCGATCTCCGCGTCTTCGGTACCTGGTAGCCGTTGCTGTTTTGCTGTCGTGGTCATGCGTTCCTCCTTGGTGATTCTGGTGTTGCAACTCGTTCTTCGGCGTAAAGTTCAGTCGCGCAGGGTTCGTGAAACGGCAGGCAAGGAATGCAGAACGCTCGCTCGCAGCTTTCACAGATGACCATCTCGGTGCGCGTCATCTCTTCGCCACACTGACTGCAGATTGGTTTACTCATTTCTTGCCTCCGTCAGAAAACACGATGATCGTGATGAGCTGCGCAGGGCCGCACTGCTCAACATTGTCGCCCTCGCATCTCCATCGATCGCAGTTGGCTGGCAAAGATGTTCCGGCGACCGCGATTTGCATTCCGCCGCAATCGAGGCAGCGCACCGGTGTGCCGCGTAACTGAAAAAGCTCTTTGCGAGGTTCGGGCTTGATAGAATGCGAAATCGGCATCTCATTTCCCTCTCAGTAAATCCGCGATCCAAAACCCGAAGAAGCCCATGGCGCCGCCGAGCGCGACGAACGCAACGTTGAACGTAAGCGGTTCGTCTTCGTAAAACTCTGTTAGCCAGCGATCAAACCGGCAGAATTGTTCAAAGCGCGTCATCGGAAGGACCACGCGATGAGCCAGAGCACAAAGCCGGCCAGGACAACAGCCGCGCAGCCGAAGATGCCGAGCACGTGCCGATGCGTGATCTTGACCATCGCTACCTCGAGCGCACCGATACCGACTCTTCGGGATACGCCTGCACGCCCGGGATCTTCGTGAGCTGCTTCTGCGTGCGTACAATCGCGCCGATCTTCACCTGGTCCGGCGACATGTACTCGCGTGGGATCAGTGCTTCGTTGGTGATCCGAAACTTCCAGGTTGTCTTTTTGGCGATGCCTTCCTGCTTCGGTACCGTCGACGGCGCGACAACAACCGGTGGCGGCGCTTCTGCCGCGTTCTGCAGGACCATGTCAGCGAGCTCGGGCTCACCGTTGGCGATGAGCTGCTCAGCTTCCTGCAGCGCCTGGTCGTCGGCAGCCTTCTTCGCGATCGCAGCGTCTCGGGCCTCTTTCTCCTGGCGCAAACGTTCGCTCTCGAGCCGCCAGACTGTGACTTTGCGCTTCACGTTAATTTCGGCTTCATCGAGCGGATCCAGAAACTTCGAACGTTGCGCAGTCGCCTCCTTCCACGCGGCGTAGGCTTTCTGCACGATCGGATCGAACGTCTCGCCAACCTGTTTCTTCCGAGTTGCGATCAGCGTTAGAAACGAGCACGCCATTTCGTAATCCTCGGAATCGCCGACGGTGATTTGCTGTGACTGCGAAACAACCGCCGGCACCAGCTTTGCGACTTCATCTGCCGAGATGATTGCTACCGAAGCCATAACCCCTCCCCTTTGTCTGTTTCCAGACCTCGAGCGCGAGCGCCCATTTGAAAACCATGTAGTCCTTCATCTCGGTGAGCTTCACGAGCGAATACGTGCCGTTGGGTTTCAGGTGGACCGCGACACGTTGCCGAGCTTTTCCGTCGGCCGCGCGCAACGCCATTTCGTACGCGGCGGTTTGCGGGCCCCAACTGATCTCGACGCCGGCAGTGCATTTGATTTCGAGTAGCGTCGGACGTCCGTCGAGCTCGCCGTCCCGATCGAAGGTGTAGCCGTACTCCATGCCGTCGACGCGTGCGATGCCGCGTCGCTCGATAGCGGCCGCGCGGAACTTCGTTTCGCTTCGAAACTTCATCCATCCGTCGAGGTACGGCATTACTTCGTCGTCAACAGTCGAGAGTTCGAGATCGCCTTCGTCGAGGTAATGCGCCGCGGCGTGCGCAGCGGTGCCGACTTCCGCTTTGTGATCGAGGATCGCTTTCGGAATATGGTCGTAGCAGACCAAGCCGGCGCGCTCGAGGATCTGCGTCACGCTCGGGACGACACGCCCTGCGAGCAGATACGTGTGCGTTTCAGGAACGAATTGGAATGCGGTCGCCATGGTCAGAACGGAATATCGTCATCCGTTGCCTGATACGGCGCCGGCTTTTGCTGTCCATCGCTCGCGAAGTAGCGAAGGATCTCTTCGTATTTGTCGACCGGAATGAACTTCGTGTTGCCGCCTTCGGGGATCTTCCACAGCTCGACGAGAATGTCTTTGGCTTGCTTGGTGCCGTAGCCGTGCTCGACGATCACGTTGGTTAACTTTTTGCGCTGATTGTTGTCGATGTACTCGACGTGACCGTTCGCCCCGTTCCCGTTCTTGTCGTCTTTCGGCCAGATGATTTCCGGCTCGACCGGCTTGCCGCCTTCGAGCTGCACCGACTTTGGCTCTGAGGTCCGCACGGGTTGCTGTACGGCGGGCGGTGCCGCCGCGATCTCTTCGGCCGGATAGAATTCCTGCGCGACGTCTGGCGCGCGCTCCTCTTCGGGCTCATCCTCGGCGACGAACTCAACCTTGCGGCCGTTACCGAGCAGCTTGCGGGTTTGTTCGAACAGCTTCGCGTACTGCGTCATTTCGCCGACGAGCTTCTGCATGTCCTGTGCGGACAGCTCGAGGTTCAGCGCGTAAATCGTCGTGGTTTTCTTTTTTTCGCCATCGCTGTACGTGGCTTTTTCAGGACGCACGACCAATTTGCAGCGGATGCCTGCAAGTCGGCCGCCGGTGACCGTTCGAATCTGTTCGATCGATGAGTAGAGCTGGCGAACCGAGCGGTAGCTCGTGGTATGCAGCCGACATACGCTGCCGAGGCGCGGGAAATCCGCGAGCACGAAGTAGAGATCGCCGGAAGGCTTGCAACGATTGGCCTGGAGATCCGGGCATTCGTCACCGCACGGCGCCCAATCTTCACCATCCGGCGACTTCTCGGTGCGCCTGGTCGCGTGCGCGCCGTCGCCCCAACACTTCTTTTCCGTTTTGCTCCACCAGGCGTACTCGGTTCGGAAGACATTTTCGATCTCATCGTTGAGCAGGATGATCCAGACCTCACGGCACTCCGCACCGAAATGCTTTGAGAGATCTGGATCCGCTTCCCATTCGAGAGATTTCGCGCCCTTGCGCAGGAACACGAAGTGATCGAGCTTGTTCGGCCGAGTGCCGCCGCCCTGCGTCTTCACCACTTCGCCGATCGCGACCTTCGTCGTGATCGCGAGTCTTTGCATCGACTCGCCACTTTCGTTGACGGTCAAACCTAGAATTGCCATCGCTTCCTCCAAGAAAAACGGTTCACCACATCCCTTTGAGTGCTTCAAGGGCGCCGCTCCACGTCTCGAATCCGAAATACCACTGGGTGTCGTAGCCATCCCAAAGGGCGATCGACCATCCTGAGATCCCGCGGTAGATGTAAGCGTGGAGTGTCATCGGAGCCTCGGTTCTTGCTTGCGAAGCCGCCACATCGCGGCTTGAAGCGTGTTCGTTACGCTGGCTATGACCCGGGAAGAGGTTTCAACGTCGCGCGACCAATGATCGGCGCGAAACAGGACCGCGTTCTGAGCGCCGAGCAAGAGCAGGAAACCGTCAGTGCGATCGAGCGGCTTTTCAGTTGTGAGGTCTATCTGCAT